GTTGGATACTATAATTATCAAGTCTTTCAGGATTACTCAGTATCTCTTGGCGAATAATATTGTCAGGTTGATCTATATATCTATTTTTCCATTGCTCATATGTCATATTCGCTGGAACTTCATAACTTCTACCTGTTACCGGATCACGCGCAACCCTTGTACCTACCTCAGCATCCTCATAATATGGCACTGTTGTGGTCCTACAAAATGGATGATATGGAGGATAATTTACTCCCACTGTCGCCTCATCCACATCATATATTTTCCCATCCTCACTTCTGCATATATCCGATGTCCTCATGTCCAGAGTAGCCAGAATCTGATACTTCTCCACCCCATCTTCTTTATATGCTGCTAAAGTTCCCTGTTCGATAATAAAACTGCTCTCTGTATGTAGCAGCCTATATGCTTCATATTCTTTTGTTTTAAACCTTCTTGCGAAATCTCTTGCTAATGTTTGAGGATTTTTCCCTTGTATTAACATAGTAGTAATGTCTTCTTTTAATACCTGCAGCATATGGTCTTTTTGCTTCCATATCCTATCAGAAAAACTTGCTCCATTCCAAGGATATTTTATCAACTCTTCTATAGTTCTAGGATTAATCTGTGCGAACTCCTGATGAAAGCCGTGGTACTGGTCTATGTTAAACCAGGTACGATAATAAGAATCCTCATATACTTCCTTCAGTAGCTCTTTACCTTTATACTCATACTCAATAGCATATAATTGCTGTAGTATAGCATCTATCTGCTTTTCTAGCGCTTGATAGCGGGTAATTCTGGCTTTTATAGACATATTGTTAAGCTTTCGATTATACTTGCCCATATTCTTATTAACAAGGTCTATAAAGTCCTGCAGCTCGCCTATTTCTGCCTTATCAAGTAGTTTTTGGGCTTCAGCATAGGATACTTTGTTTTCTTTTGCATATCGCATGTAGAAATCATTTATAACACTCTGGATTTCTCGTTTTGCTTGTCTAAACGCTTTCTGCAAACCTTTATAATATTCATCAAGCTTCTTCTCTCCGGCCAGATATTTCCGTTCCTGTCGTTTTTCCCAGTAGGTTATGTCCTTTTTATTCACTAACTACCACCTACTTTATGTTATAGTACTTAATTCCTTCATGTTCTGCTTCTTCAACTCCTTCAATCTTAAAATCCCCGAGAAATTCATATGAACTATACCTTATCTCTTGCTCCTGGTCTAGTTCCTTTAATATTTCAACCAGTTCTCTTACTTTCACTCTTCATCCCCCTCACCAAACATTGGCGGTTCCTCTGATTTTCTTTCTTTCTCAATCTGCTTTAATTCTTCTTCTACATCAGACACCCATGGATGATTTGCAAGGATAGTCTCATCGCTAATAATGCCTTTACTGTTAACACAATTATTGATAGTTTCAGTTTCATTAATCTGTATATCTCTATTGAAAATTAGCTCTACATTTTCATTCTCATAATTTCCCTGACCGTTTTCTGCGAGATATCTGTTTACAAAATACAAAAGCTGATTAAATGACTGTCTAAATTCTACTTCCAAGTGGTTGCATTTTAAATCCAGCCCACTATATAAAAACTTCAATGCTGTCCCACTGGGAGAATTGCCATATTTGTCAAGGTCCTTGGGCACACCTTGGCCAAACTCATTTATATCCCGCTTTAATTGTTCGAAATGTTCCTTTGCTGCCTGAATATCTATTTTCGGTGTTAGTGTATCAACTCCACCATGCTCTGGATCATCTATTTTTATAGCCCGGTAGTAATTAAGGTCTTTCATGAAATCAGATAAATTTTCTCCGCCATAGCCTTTTAAAACATAGATAAGATTTTTTGTTTCTTCAATGAAATTATCTATTTCACTCCGTGACTTATCGTAAGCGTCCACAAGCGATTTAATGAATTTAACATCCGGATATTCAAGATGGTTATTCTTCCAGGCAATAAAAGGCACTTTCCCCCAACTTCGGCCTTCTTCCCCTTTTTTATAGTGTAGTATGGGCCCTCCTTCATATTGCTCTATATCCGGGATAAGATGGTCATTATCGAGAACATAAAAATAAACCTCTTTATCCGTGTAATATTCCACGCGAGTGATCTGCTTCTTTTCCTTGCCTTCATAAACTGTCTGCACATAATATCTAATCATGCCATAAAGTTCAGTGTGAGTGTTATCTTTCCAGAGTGGAACGCACTGTTCAGCAGGAATTATCATCATTCCAAATTTGCCCTGCTCATTTATGTAAACTTGTAACCATGCTATGCCTTTATTCGACGCTTCATATCCGAGCCTGGTAAGGGTGTATTGAAAATATTTACCCAAGACGTTTTTAACTTTCTCAATATATTCTTTATTGTCGCACTTCAGCGAATAATCCTTTGTAAGCAGATATCCTATTTTTTCATCCACAAGGTTTTTAACAAAACCATGGGCCAACCTATTGTTTGCTTTTGACCTATCTTCAATGTCTCCGCTCTCTGTATGGCGTACTATACGCCTGTTAAGGATGTCATTTTCGCACCGGTAATATCTATCGCCAATAACCATCCAGGCCCTTCTATCGGATGCCTGGAACTCTTTGATTTCGTTATATAAAATTTCTTCTACAGTCATCATGTTTATATCATTGCGGAATAAGTCTTTAAAGTTCCTGAAATTAAAAAGATTAAGCAGCAACCTTTCTCACCTTCTTCACTTTAAAATTGATAGGCCGCCCGTCCTCATATCATCCTCAAGCGCATACCTAACAGCATCGATCGTGTGGTTGTTTTTATCCGGGAATTCAGCTTTAAAATTGCCGTCTTTGTCTTTCTCAAGTTCATAATTTACGAACTCTCGCAATGTATTTGGACATCGCTCAGGGTCAATTATTATCTCTTCAAGGTCTTGCAAAAACTTTATTCCATATTCAACGCTGTCCGGTCCTTTTTTCGCTCCCCTTATGTTGATTCCATAACCACGCAATTCGGCTATTGACTTTGGCTCCGCGCTGTCCGCAACCACTAACTTATTGCTTTTGTTTTCTTTCTTAATTAACTCTGCCAATTTCCTATTGCTCAAGCCGACCTGGAATATCTCGTGAAATATATAAAGCCGCCGCCTTGTTTTATCAAAGTGGCACACAATGTAAGCTGCCGGGTCAACAGCATAGCCAAAGTCCAGTCCTCTTTTTATCCTGTCAAATGCTTTTATTTCCTCGTCATTTATCTTCCTTGCTTTCACGTTTGTAAATACCTCGCCGCCTGTGCCGGTGACTTCACCTAAATACTCGTGCCTATACGCTTTCTCGTTAACTTTTTTAAGATGTTCTGCCTCAATAAAAAACTGTTCCCCAAGCCAATCTCGAGGAACAGTCAAATACGTGCTATGATGGACCTTTCTGTCCGGTCTATCAATCAGTATTTCTTCATTCACCCAAGCGTTAACCCTGTTTGGAGGATTGTAAGTATAAAAGACGACAAACTGCTCTCCGCCACGCATCAAGGACTGATTAATGATTCGGATTTCTTCCATTCCGAGGAATTCGTCAACTTCTTCATACCAGATAAACTTTACATATCCCCGGCTTACTTTGATGGATTTAATCTTCCTTGGCTTATCAGCGCCACGGAACAATATTTTTTGTCCCGTAGGTAGATATGTCAATTCCATAGGGTTGTGCTTTATCTCCCAGTATTCAGTAACTTTCAGCTTCTCAATTGCCCACACTAACTGCTCGAATACGCTATCTTTGATAGTCTCCTTAACTTTTCTCAGGGCCACTGCATTAGCGTTAGGGTCCTTCATTACGCCGAGGATGATTTCAATGCTCACGAAAGAGGATTTGGTTGAGCCACGGCCACCTTTAAGCCAGTAATGAGTATATCTATTATGCTTTATGTCATTGTGGATCTCGTAGAAACTCGGTGCGACTAATTCGCTAAGTCTAACTTGCGTCATCACTATCATCTTCTTTTATATCATCTATAATAGCAACGCCCATGTTCCCTTCGACGTTGACTTTTTCAGTGAATAACGCATACCTTTTGCCTAAAAGTTCGGCTGCTTTTACTCTGTCCCTGGCACTCGGTGTTTTCTTCTCTTTTACTGCCCCATACTCAGTAAACCCGACCACTTCCTCAACTTCTTGCCCACGCATAACTCGCGTGAGGAACTCCAGAACCTCATCTTGTGAGGCAATGCGCTCGGATTCTTTTTGCTTCATTCTCTCTTCGATGTATTTCCTAACGTTAGCATTTGTTAGCAATCTTGAAGCATTAACTCTAGCTGCACCATCTGTTTTGACTTTATATCCTGCTTTTTTGTAGCTTTCAGTAGCATTTAATGTCTCAATGTAATAATCGCAAAATGCCTTTTGCTTCTCTGTTAGCTTCACATCACCTCACCCCGCTTAATT